GGCCCGCCGAAGCCGGTTGCGCCGGAGCCGTCTGGCGTATGAGGCGGTTTCCAATTCGACGTGACACGGTGGACAACAGGCCCGTGACGCTCGCACGGTGATCGGCGCGCCACAACGAAGGCATCCGATCTCTCGCGGTGGCTGGCGCCCTTCGAGCCAGTCCACGTTCTTGGGCTTCGCACGCTGCATGCGATGGCGAGTGTCCGCCCGGCAATCCGTTGAGCAGAGGACCTGATTAGATTGCTGAGCGGCGAACGCAACCTCGCAAGCTGGACAAACTCGCGGCTCTCCCCGAATGAACCTAGGCGGGTGCAGCTGGTGGCGCCTAACACGCTCGGACTCGTGCCTGTTCAGTGAGGCCCACACTCGCTGCAGAACAACACATGGGTCACGATGTTGCACACCGTGACCGCCGGGGACGACGCCACAACGCGGCCCGTGGGCGGCAACGTGGGCAGCGTGCATCTCCTCGACGAGCGCACGCAGGTCGCTCATTCCTTGACCGCACCCGCCTCGATCACCTTCGGCTCGGGGACGAAGCTCAGGTAGTCGCTCACCTTCCCGCCGATGTCGCGGGCGAAGATGCCCGCTCGGACGATCTCAGTCTGCTGGCGGGCCGACTCGGTCGCCTGTAGTCGAGACCATGCCCCGACCGTCGCGGTAGCGGCCCCGAGCAGGACGCGGTTCTCGGGCTCGTCCATGCGGACGGCCCCGCGAAACGCCTTCGTCAAGAACAACAGCGACTCCTCAGTCGCGGTGTCCAGATGGCGATTGATCTCAGTCACCGGGCTCCTCCTTGTGATTGGCTTCCTTCGCAGCCTCGATCAGCGCCAACACGAGCCGACGTTGCGCTGGCGTCAGGTCGTCTAGCCGGACAACCCTCTGATCCCCCCATCGCACGGTGGCAGCCTTGCGGCCTGCCGCCACTCTCCTGGGGTTCTTCGGCTCGGTCATGGCATCAGTATACCGCATACAGGGAGCATCTAGATAGATGGTGCACATGACCGAACCCATGCGGAGCAGCACTTAATGGGTAAGTTCGCGGCCGTTGCCATGAAGGCCGCCGGCATCGGCTGGCCGAACGTCGGGTGGCAGCCGCCCGGCGGCATGATGCCCAACGATTCGATCGCGACGACCGTCAACCAGTCGACGGCGATGGGCGTCGGAGCGTTCACGGCCGGCATCCGGCTCATTGCCGAAGACATCGCCTCGATGCCGCTCATCACGTATGAACGCCTGGAGAAGGGCAAGCGGCGGGCACCCGAGCACCCGGCCTACGCGATGCTCCACGACGCGCCGAACCCCGAGATGACCTCGATGGTCTTCCGGGAGACGGGCATCGCGCACATGTATTCGTGGGGCAACTGGTACGCCGAGAAAGAGCTGAACGGCCTCGGGGTCCCGGTCCGGCTCTGGCCGCTCCGTCCGGACCGGATGACGCCCGAATGGAAAGACGGCAAGCGGATCTACAAATACGTCCTGCCCGACGGCTCGGGGGTCGTGCTGCCGGCCAACCGGGTCTTCCACGTCCCGGGCTGGGGCTTCGACGGTCTCATCGGCTACAGCCGCGTGACGCTCATGCGGCGGGCGCTCGAAGGGGCGATTGTCGCTTCGGAGTACGGCCTCCGGACGCTCGCCAATGACGCCCGCCCCGGCGTCACGATCAAGCACCCCCAGCAGATTGGCGCGGCGGCCAAGAAGAACATCGCCGATAGCTGGGACGAACGGCACTCGGGCCTCAGCAACGCCCAGCGGACCGCCGTTCTCGACGAGGGCATGACGATCGAGGAGACCGGGTTCTCGCCCGAAGACGCCCAGTTCCTCGAATCCAAGCAGTGGTCCCTCGTCGAGGTCGCCCAGGGTCTGCGGCTCGCCCCGCACAAGCTCTCCGACTTCACCCGGGCGACCTTCTCCAACATCGAGGAAGCGAACATTGATCACGTCGTCGGCACCCTCGGGCCGCCGTGCGTGCGGATCGAGCAGCAGGCGGACAAGGACATCATCGGCGACCCGCGGTTCTTCGCCGAGCACCTCCAGGACGCCCTGCTCCGCGGCAAGACGCTTGACCGTTACAACGCCTACCGGATCGCCTCGGGCGGAATCTCGTGGCTCAACGGCGACGACATCCGCGAGCGGGAAAACATGAACCCGATGCCCGACGGTCAGGGTCAGGTCTTCCTCGCACCCCTCGCCAGTGCACCTATCGACATGCTCGCCGACGCCATCGTTGACCGCAACGGCTCGACACCCACAGGAGCGCCACGATGACCGACATCCTCCGCAAGGCATTCACGCCCTTCGACTTCAAGCTATCCGAGACCGGCGACGTCACCGTGGCGTTCTCCCGGTTCAACGTCATCGACAGCGACAACGACGTGACGTTCCCGGGGGCGATGCCGGTCGGGAAATCGGTGCCGATGTCCGCCTTCGGGCATACCTCCTGGGATGGCGCCCTGCCGACAGGCAAGGGCACGATCCGGGAAGCCGGCGACCTTGGCATCCTCGAGGGCGCGTTCTTCATGGAGACGGATCAGGGCCGGAACACGTATCACACCGTCAAGGCGATGGCGGACCTCCAGGAGTGGAGCTACGGCTATCGCGTCCTGCCGCCGTCCGGCCCCGAGGTCTTCAACGGGCAGGCGATCCGAGCACTTCGCAAGCTCGACGTCGATGAGGTCTCGCCCGTCCTCAAAGGTGCCGGAGTCGGCACCACCACACTCGCGATCAAGAGCGGAGCCCCGGTTTCCGGGGCCTCGTATGCCGAACAGATCCTCTGGTACTCCGAGGGCCTGCCGGCGCTGCTCGATCGGTTCAAGGGCCACGCCGCCGCTCGCGCCTCGGAGGGCCGCAAGCTCTCCTGCTCGGACCGCGCGGCGCTGGAAGAGCTCGTCGAGACGCTCGACGGGCAACTCGCCACGGCCCGCGAACTGCTCACGGAACCCGCGAAGTCGATGGACGCCGTGACGCTCGACGTCCTGCTTCGCACCGCGCAACGGCTGGGCGTTCCCGTCTAGCCCCCTCCCGTCCACGCAGCCCCCGAGCCCCGGAAACCCCGGGGCTTCTTCATGTCCAGGAGTACCGAATGGCAACCGCAGCCGAGCTGGCGATCCAGCTCACGACCAAGCGCCAGGAGCACACCGCCTTCCTGGCCTCGTTCAAGAAGGACGGCGGGTACGACATGCCGGCCGACAAGGTCGACGAGTTCCACCGCCGCAACGACGAGCTCAGCGAGCTCCAGAAGTCCTGGGAGACCGCGATCGAGGTCGAGAAGTCGGCCGAGGTCAACGCCGCCAAGCTCGCCCCGCAGGGCACGATCGCCGCCAACAAGGGCGGAGAAGAGCAGCCCGAGATCAAGGACGGCCGGATCAAGGATGCTGACGGGCTCGACCGGGCCTTCAAGGCCGCCTTCGAGCAGCACGCTCCGGCACTCAAGGCGATGGCTAACGGTGCCGACGGGAAGGTTCGCTTCGAGCTGCCCGTCGAGGCCAAGACCCTCGTCACCCTCACCGATCACTATCCGCCTGCCACTCGGCTGCCGACGACCGGCATGGCGAACTACTACGGCGACGTCGAGAGCCTGTTCCAGCACGGCACCACCGGCTCGAACAACGTCGAGTATTTCATCAAGACCACGAACACGACCAATGCCGCGACCCGGGCTGAGGGTACGGCCGTCACCGATTCGGCCTACGTGTGGACGAAGTACACCGACGAGGTCGAGATCGTCCAGGCGTGGATTCCGGTCACTCGGGCCTTCCTCGCCGATAACGATGGGATGCAGTCTCTCGTCACGGGGGACCTTCTCTACGAACTCCAGGCCGAGGTCAACCAGCAGATCCTCTCGGGCACCGGCACGACGCCGCAGCTCTGGGGCGTCTTCATCCGCACCGGCTTCCAGACGCAGGCCAAGGGCACCGATCCGGCCTTCGACGCGATCGGCAAGGCGATTCTCAAGGTTCAGGTGACCGGCGACTCGACGCCCGACGGGATCGTCATGCATCCAACCGACTGGTGGAACCTCCGCCTGACTCGGACCACGGACGGCATCTACATCCTGGGCAACCCGGCCGATACCGGCACGCTCCAGATGTGGGGCCTCCCGGTTCGCCTCTCGACGGGCATCGGCTCGGCTGGCACCGCCGGCGTGGCGGCGTTCCGCCCCTACGCCCAGATCTGGGAGAACGGCGGCGTCGAGGTCGAGGCATCGTCCGAGCACTCGACGTACTTCACCGAGCGCAAGACCGCGATCGCGGTCAGTCGTCGGCTGGCAGCCGTGTCGACGCGGCCTTCGTCGGCCTGCACGGTCACGGGCCTCTAGAAGCGGCGTAAGGCCGAGAAAGGAGACCCAACATGCCTGTCATCTCTGGCGGGATCGTCGGACAGCCCGGCCGCATTCTCTTCGAGGAAGTCACGTACACCGAGGCGGGCGCAGCCGGTACGTACACCGGCACCGTCACCGTCCCGGGCAACTCGTGGCTGCTCGATATCAAGATCTGGAACGACGTCTACTGGGCGGCCGGCACCAGCGCCCTCATGGACGTGGGCGACGCCGCAACCGCGGACGGCTGGTTCACCCAGGTCAACCTCAAGGGCACCGACATCGTCGCTGGTGCCGAGGCCGAGGTCATCGACTTCAACAATCCGGGCGGCCAGGAGGGCGCGTACCTCGTGACCGCCACGGGCGAACGGGCCGAGATGTATTCCGCCTCCGCGCGGGTCATCACCGGCCTCGTGACCACCATCGGCACCACGTCCACCGCCGGGCGGACGCGGATGATGGTCATCTACACCGACCCGACCGTGCCGACCGTTGCCACCTACGCGGCGACGTAAGCCATGTCCACTCCCGGAACCTCCCTGTACGTCAACGCGGATTGGTCGGCCCTCGTGCCGGTCAACTCGCCGGAAGCCGCCTTCGGCCTGACGGTCGAAGAGGCCAAGCGGCGCGGGCTGCTCCCGGCCGAGGGCGAGACGTTCGCTCCCGCCGAGACGATCAGCAGCGCCAACGTCGAGCCGGAGCCAGAGGCCGACCCGGAGCCGGAGGAAAAGCAGGCTCCGACACCCGCCAACAAGGCGGCTCGCAAGCCCGCCAACAAGTAGCCCTGCGCCCCGGCCGCTTCCTTCCGGTCGGGGCGCGCCCCTCGCCAACGCCAACGAAAGGGGTAACTCCTCATGTCCAACGAAGACGCCCGGCTCATCGGGTTCCAGCGCGGCGGATCGGCGGCCGACCAGTTCCGCTTCCTCCGCAGCAACAGTGAGCAGGAGCTGCTCGCGAGCCAGGGCCTCCCGCCCTACACCGAGCTCTCGCGGCGCGGTCGGGGCTGGCAGGTCATGGACACCTCGGCGACGGCCGCCGTCGTCGTCCGCCCCTCCACCGTCGCCGGCTTGACCGTCTACAACGGCGAGACTGGCGCGACCGCGAAGTCCTACGTCATCGACCGTGTCGGGGCGTTCAACCTCGTGACCACGGCCGCCCTCTCCGACTGGTCCATCTGGGCCTGCATCCACCCCGCCGGCATGACGGCCCCGACCGCGGACATCACCGCGATCAAGGGCATGAACGGCGGTACCTACGCCGGCTCGGCCATCGTCGATACCGGCGCGACGGTTGTCGATAACGGCTGGTTCCCGGTCGGCGGCGGTCACGTCATCCACGGCGTCGGCGTGACGCCGGGCACGGCGAGCGTCGTCGAGATCGGCGGCCGGCTGATCGTCCCCGCGACGGGGGCCCTCTCGATCAACGTCGTCGCCTCGATCACCGGCCTGACGTTCACCCACTTCATCAGCTGGTACGAGGTCGAGCTGGATCTCGACTAGTCCCTCTCCGGCGCCC